TTGAAACAATGCCGAAATTAAGACACGAAATTAAGTATCAAAATAATAAAGGAGAAGATAAGGTATTTGTTATTGAGGGTAACCGAAGTTTTTTTATCTAGGGCTGTGCCATATTACTCTTAGCGAGTATTATCAAATAGTGTTTAGTTTGGTACAGCACCATAAATATTCAATAACAGAAATAGAAAACTTAATGCCTTACGAAAGAGATTTATATTTCCAAATGTTAATTAACTTCTTGGAAGCACAAAAAGAGAAATAATATATGGCAGAAATAAGCCTAGAGACAGAAGCTATTTTAAATCGCCTTAAAAGAGAAGGTGATTTAACTCGTAATAGTGGGAAAAACTCAATTAAACAAGTCAATATTAATCTTGAGAAATTGCATACGACTTTTAAAGCAATCAATACAGCAATGGCTAATAATACAGCAGCAATTAAGCAGGTATCTGCTGCTGAAATGAAAATCCAACAAGAAGCAGCCGAAAGAGCACGTCGACAAGGTGAATTGGAAGAAGTTGCTCAAGGTGATGCATTAAAAGCAGCAGAATTGAGAGCAAAGGCTGATGCGTTGAGAGCAAAACAAGAGCTCAAAGAAGCTCGAGGTCCTGGTTTATTTCAAAAAATGAACGAGAACAAATTTAGCTTGTTAAAAACTTTTGGATTACTTGCTGGTACTGGGTTTGTAGTAGGTAATCTTGTAAAAGGAGTTTTAGATAGTGCTTCACCTGGCTGGGACGAAAAGTTTACAACAAGCCTTAGCAATTTATCAAATATAGATCTAACCATAGAAAAATCTATTCAAAGTTTATCAACTCAATTAACAACAGGAATACAGAAAACACTCGAGGAAACATTTACATTAAGTAATTTATTCGGAGGGGGAATTTTTGGTAAGGTGCTTTCCGGTGCATTGGGGATAGGTCTTACTTTACTTACTGTTGGGGGTACACTTACCGGGATCGCTCGTATCACAGATTCCATTCGCGCGGCTGGAGGTATTAAGAAATGGAGCACATTCTGGAAAGCAAGTGATGATGTTAAAGCCGCAAAAGAAGTCAAGCGGGCAAATACTCCGCCGAAAAGGACACCAGGAGCCCCTGGGTCACCTGCACCATCACAAATGAAATTTGATTTTAATCGTACGCCGCCACCTCCTACTCTTGGAGAAAAATTAAAGAAAGCTGGAACAGATGCCCTTGATGATATTAAGATGAAAGACGGGGTGACCAAAGGTTTAGTCAAAACAGTCGGTCGAGCCGCTTTGCCTGTTTATATTGGTATGGAAGTTGCAGATGCGGTTGAAGGTTATCAAACAGAAAATTTAAAAAATGCTCAAGCTTCTTTGGACGAACTTTTAAAGAGTGAGAAAAGAACATTGGGTGAAGCTTTTGTTGGTGCCGCGGCAGGTGCTTCAACGGGTGCTATTGTTGGTGCAGGAACTGGAGCATTAGCAGGTGGTGTTGGTGCTGGACCTGGAGCACTTGCTGGAGCTGCCTACGGGGGTCTAATTGGTCTCATCACCGGCACTGCCCGAGTTGTTTATGATGAAATTAAAGACATGACAGATGATATTGATAATTTACCTAATGATATACAAAAAATTATTGAAAACGAAAATAGATTATTAGAAAATAAAAAGCTTACTCCAGCACAATTGGAAAAAGAATTTAAAGATTCGGCTGTTAGATTTACTAAAGCTAAAGAAAAAGCATTAGGTAGAGTAACAGAACTCACGACTGAAATTGATACTATACAACAAATGTTGGATACTGGTGAAGGAATATCACCATCTAGAAATAGTAAAAATAATAGAGAAAGGTTAGAGAAAAGACTTGCAAGACTTAGAAGTGAGCTTACTACTAGACAAAATCAACTTGCAAATACAGAAAGAGCAGAACAATTATTAAGTGAAAGAAGAAATGCTCAAATTGAAAGATTAGAACAACTTATACAAAGGCAGGCAGATACAATAGAAAAAGTTACAGCACAAAATAATAGAAGAACTTCTACAGTAGATAAAGTTGCTGGTAATTTTATTAATACTCAGGTTATTAATAATACATATAATCAATCATTCACATCAAGTAATAAAAATAACTTTACTCAAGGTAATGTTAATGCATACGGTAGTGAAGGTGGCGAAGAATACGCCATGGGATAAAGGGGCCGAAGCCCCTTTGAGATTTTTATTCGCCTTTTAAATAGGTAAGAACATTTTCTGGTGAAGTTTCCCCATAAGGATCTGACATACAGTCATCTTCCATACCAGGTTCAACAAACATTTTTTCAATAACACCATTGTCTACGACCATAGCGTATCTCCAAGAACGCTTGCCGAATCCTAGATTGTCTTTTGCTACAAGCATATCCATACCTGCTGTAAAATCACAAGATCCATCAGGAATCATTTTTACATTTTTGACACGAAGGTCTTGAGCCCAAGCATTCATAACAAAAGCATCATTACAAGAAATACAAAATACTTCATCAATTCCATTTGCTAGAATTTGGTCGTATAGTGCTTCGAAGCCAGGTACTTGGTTATTAGAACAAGTTGGAGTGAAAGCTCCAGGCAGTGAGAAAATTACAACTCTTTTATCACCAAATAGGTCCATTGAAGATGGATGTCTCCAACCAAAATCACCGTTCTCTTCAGATCTTACTCTTAATTTAAAAACTACATTAGGTATTTGTTTCATAATATATTTCCTATCAAGTCGGGTGAGCATTGCGCCCACCCGGATTAAAAAATTAACCTAGAAGGACTTCCTTCTTGTTGTCAATTTTGATTTTCTTTGGTCGCTTCTCTTCAGGAATAATCCTTTCAAGAGCAATGACCAATAGTCCATTTTTGAAGTTAGCACCAATCACTTCTAAATCATCAGCAAGGGTAAAACTTCTTGTAAATTTCTTGTGCGAAATTCCTTTGTGAAGTAATATAGCCTCATCTTCAGGTGCTTCATCCCATACAGATTTTACTGTTAGGACATCTTCTTTAACTTCAATATCCACATCTTTAATGTCTAGACCCGCAAGTGCAAGTTCGATAGTAAATTTATCACCATCTTTATTGCGTTTGATATTGTAAGGCGGGAAGCCTTGGGATTGATGTACTTGTGGGAATTCCACTAATCTGTCAAATACTCTATCGAATCCGACAGCAAATGGATGTAGTTGGTTTATATTTAATCCAGTCATTTTTATCTCCTTAATTAAGCTAGATATTAATATTTGATGGTAATTACCCATCACCGTTTTCGCATACCCTTTCGGCATATGCAAAATTTATTTATACAGACTTTGCGGTTTTCTGAATAAAATTTTTAATAAAATTTCTAATTTCACGCGATGCCGAGGTATCGTCATCTTTACAAATCTGTATGAATTCTTTCTTTTGTTCTTTGTTAATCTTAATTATCAACGTGTCATCTTTTTTCATATTTGTAACCTTTTTGTCACACGGTTGTCACTTAATTGTATAAATAAAAAGTATATACAATATATTTATAGGAGAAATACAATGCTAAATGAATTCTTTAAAAAATTAGACAAAATTCTTAAATCTGCCCGTTTTGATAAAGTTGTTAATAAGTATCTTTAAGCTCCAGTACTTCCAAAGCCCCCATTTCTACTCGTTTTTCGAGCAGGGGCTTTTTTAATTTCTTTTAATTCGTATTGTAGAGTTTCCTCTAATCTACATTGAGCTAATCTTTCACCAGCTTCAATAATCACTAAACTATCTGATATATTATGTAAGGCAATAAATGATTCCTCTACATAATCACTATCAATTACGCCCACACCATTAGCAAGAACCAAGCCTTTCTTTGTGGCTACACTTGAACGAATAAACATTTCTAACACATGGTTGTCTGGCACATTAAAAATTAAACCTGTGGGAATGAATACTCTTGTTTCTGGTGGGATTGAAGCTCTGACTACTCCACCTACTTTCTTTACGAGAATAGGTATCTCTTTATTCCAAGCATTATATGCTTTTAGTCTTTCGCCTTCTTGAAATGTTGCTTTAACATCAAAGCATGCCGAACCTTCTGTTGCAAAGGCGGGCATTTCTGCATAGTCTCTTACTCTAAAAATTTCCATAATCTATACCTATATTATAACACACAATGTGTTGTTTGTCAACTTATTTTTTGCCGATATTATATTTTACGGCAAGTTCCCATTCATCTTTTTCTTTAAAAGCAATTATTTTAATTTGATTGAGTGAAGCGACTGGATCTTTTGTTTTGTTGGAGTCAACAATTTTGATGAGTTCCCATTCTTCCAATAAATTTACAATAGTATTTCTTCTTGCAAGATCTTCTTCTGTAAATGTGTTCGCTTTACCATCTAATATAAACAATTCTTTAAAATGCAGAATGGAATATCTTCCTTTCTTATGAAGGATGTGACACGACTGAAATAGCTTCTTTTCTTTACGAGAAGATATACCAATTCGTGTAAGAGTTTCTTTTACTTTGAGGAAACTATCTTCGGTAGGTAATGAGATTTCAACACCTACGCCTCTAAAAATGTCTTCGTTTTCCATGATACATATTCACCTTTATTCTATAATTAGTGGTTTTATTTAATGGCCAATAACCAATAAAAGTATTTATAGGTTTTTAGTCCTTAACCACCAGTAATTAATCTATCATGTACAGACTTGAGTTGGTCTTTGTCTAATGTTTTGAGATACATTTTTGCAACAGTTCGATTACATTGGTATACTTCTTGAATCGCATCAAGATCAACATTCTTTTCGGCTTTGTGCCACTTGGAAAATCTTTTTCTTTTCCTCAAAGCAGCACGATAATAGTCAAATTGAGCACCAGGAAATAATTCATGCCTTTGGTTCATTTCATTAGCATGAAGTATAGTATCTTCGAAGTTTGTAAACCCACGATTAACAATATATGCATTATATTCTTTTTCTGTTATCTCTGGATTTTCACTTTCACGAATGAGATCTTTTTTACTCATAGATGCGGCATTCATAAAATCAAAGGGGCTATATTCTTTCATCTAATATCTCTTGTAAATCTTTTGCTATCTCGTTAAATTGTTTACCACAG